GCAACTGTTTATCGTGCTACAAATGGTGCTGCTCCTTCTATTGCTAATCCCACACCAATTCTTACTACTACAGTCCCTAACATTGCTTTTAACTGGGGCAGTGGGGTTGTTCTTAACTCTGGTTTAGCAGACCACGTTATTATCAAGTTTGATGGAACAATTGCTGTCCCATCAGATGCTACGGCTGTTAAATACGCTGTGTACTCGGACGATGGCTCAAAACTTTACGTTGATGGAACTCTTGCAATAAGCAACTGGAGAGATCAAGGACCAACGTGGAGTCCATATAGTCCAACCTATTCAGTAACTGGTGGGCAAACGCAACAACTTACTATTTGGTATTACGAAAACGGTGGCGGTGCTGGAGTAACTCTTGGTTGGGGTATTACTAAAGCAGATGGCACTGGGTACTTCACAACTCCTGGAGCCAGCGCATTTGCTGCGACTACAACTACCAAAGACCCAGTATTAGTACAGGCTGCCAATACAGCAGTTGCTGCACTTGACCCCATTAAACAATCTGTTTTAGACGCTAAAGCAACTCTTAACACAGCAACTCAGACGTTAACAACAGCACAAGCAGCGGTGCCAACAACTGCTCAAGCAGTAGTAGATGCTCAGGCTGCATACGATGCAAAGTTAGCCGAACGAAATGCTGCATGGGATGCCTACAACAGTGCTGTTCATGCTGCTTCTGATAACGTTGCTGCTACGGCTGCTGCACAGGTCGCTTACGACCAAGCCCAGGCTGATCTAGCAACTGCTAAAGAAAACCTTACAGTTGCACAGCAAAACCTCACACAAGCACAACAAAACCTTACAGTACAACAGACCGTATTAGATTTGGCACAAAACACCGCTACACGAGATGCTAACACTGCTAACGCTGCAGCAGATACAGCAGTACAGGCTGCCAACACAGCAGCAACGACTCTTGCTCAATCAACACAAACAATTCAAGATGAGATTGCAAAGAAAGCAGCAGCAGATGCCGCTGCTGCTAAAGCAGCCGCTGATGCATTAGCCGCACAACAAGCCGCTGACGCTCAAGCCGCAGCAGATGCACTTGCAGCGCAACAGGCTGCAGAGGCCAAAGCAGCAGCAGACAAAGAAGCGGCGGATGCTCTGGCTGCTAAACAACTCGCAGAAGCAAAAGCAGCAGCAGAGGCATTAGCAGCACAACAAGCCGCTGCAGCAGAACAGGCAGCAAAAGATGCGGCTGATGCACAATCCGCCGCTCAAGCAGCAGCGGATGCAAAGGCGGCTCAAGAAGCCGCAGCAGCACAGGCATTGAAAGATGCACAAGCAGCAGCCGACGCTAAAGCCGCTGCAGATGCTAAAGCAGCCGCTGATGCTGCCGCTGCAGCACAGGCTGCCAAAGACGCACAGGCTGCTGCAGAAGCAAAGGCTGCTGATGAGGCTAAAGCGGCTGCAGATGCCGCTGCTGCAAAAGCAGAAGCCGATGCAAAAGCAGCGCAAGAGGCCGCAGCAGCACAAGCAGCAAAAGATGCTCAAGCCGCTGCTGATGCAAAGGCCGCTGCTGATGCTGCGGCTGCTCAAGCCGCTAAAGATGCACAGGCTGCAGCAGATGCTGCTAAGGCTGCGGCCGATGCTAAGGCTGCACAAGATGCTGCTGATAAGGCTGCTGCTGATAAAGCCGCAGCAGATAAGGCTGCAGCAGACAAAGCCGCTGCTGATAAAGCAGCGTCAGATGCTAAAGCCGCCGCAGATAAAGCGGCTGCTGATAAAGCCGCAGCAGACGCTAAGGCTGCTCAGGATGCAGCCGCTGCCAAGGCTGCTGCTGATGCGGCCAAGCAAACTCAAACTCCAACTCCTGCCCCGACTCCTCCACCAGCACCTCCTGTTGTTGTAGTGACTACAAATACTACAGCAGAAACATATGTTCCTGCAGTTGCTCCAGAGAAGTACTTGGCTCCTACTGCAATTCAAGCATTTAAGGAAATCGGCATTGTTCCAAATAACGCCGCTCAACTTCCTACAGACATACCAAAGCCTGCTCCTGCAGAGGTGCTTGTTCCTCACGTACAGGTAGACGTGAAGGGCGTTGAAAACGGCGGTATCCAATTCTTCGGCACACAATCAGCACCACAGGTTGTTCAAGAAGATGGAAAATTAACTCCTCCTGCACCACCTCCAGGATCTGGTCTTCCAATTCCTCCAGAGGCGATTACTACTGCGGACACATTTATCGGACAACCAGGCGGCACTTCATTCAATGCACCAGACGTTGCTGTTCCAGTTATTGAGACACCAGTAACAGGAGCAATCGCAGCAGTACCTGGCGCACAAGCACTTAACCATGCATTTGTCGCAATGGCAAATATCGGTAACGACATGTCTCCTGTTACAAGAAAGAAAGCCAAAAAGATATTAGTAATAACTGTTGCCGTTGGTGCAGTTGCTCGCTTTAGAAAGAGGTAATAATGAAGTTTCTTAAATCCCTATTTGCAGACCTTGCTAACCAGATTTGGACTTTTGTAGGTCTTTTCTCAGCATGGTTAGTCCTTACAGGTAGCGCCAAAACAGTTGTTGGCGATGCTACTCTTATATCCTTATTCTTGTGGATTGCGACGTTTCGACTTCGTAACCCCAAGGATAAGAACTAACCCCACACATTAGGAGATCCATGGATAAGAAGATCCTTGTGCTTGTTGAGCACTACGTATATGCAACCGCAGGTACTGCAATTGGTATCGTCGGTATCACTCTGAAGACACCAGGCCATCACGATTACAAGTCAGTCCTTTGGGCACTTGCAGCAGGTCTAGTTGCTCCAGCACTTGCAAAGTTGAATCCAGCATCAGTTGCTAACATTATCTCTAAGAAGACAGGTCTCCCAGAGGCTGTTGTCGCTCAAGGTGTAGCAACTGCAGTAACAGACGCTGAAAAAACTATTGCATCTAACAACAAGTAATTTAGTTTAGGAGAGACCCAGTGACAACGTTCTTTACCTCTTTGGGCATTGTCACTGGTGCTCTTATCAGTTTGGGGGTTATCTTGCGTCCTGCATATAAGAAGTTTAAAGAGTTTGCAGAGTGGATGGATCGCTTTAAGCGTGACTGGGAAGGTACCCCAGAAGAACCAGGCCGTGACGCTATCCCAGGAATTATGGAGCGCATGAACCGCATGGATGGCGAGTTAAGCCGCAACGGTGGCTTCACCACAGTCAAGGATCGCGTAGATCGACTCTACGAGAACCAGCAAAAGATCATCGAGACTCAAGACAAGATGCTTGAAGCCTTTGTTGAGATGGGCGAAAGACTCATCACTATTGAAACTCATTTAACAAATAAAGAGACTCCAGCCACAAACTAGGGGAAGATAGCCCTATGAGCGTCGCATCAATCAACCCAGGAGACTGGGCAGTCAATAAGATCGAGGACGTCCTTACAGGAGCCAAAAGAGCAAGTTATCGAAACATGCGTGCACAGCACGATAAGTATGCGCAGAATAAACTAAACGAAGCCTCTACGATGCAGGTTGTACACAGAGCAACGCCTACTCCAGAAAACACTGGGGCACCAATGCCTGGGTATCGTAAGCGCGGACCAATAAACCCATCAACTACAGGAGCACCAATGCCAGGAACACTTAAGAACAAAACAGCAATTCACCCAATTACTGGAGCAAAAGTTAACCCTGTCCCTGTGAAGCCACGCGGCGCTAAGCCAACTGCTCCAGGAACTATGCCTAAAAAGAAGTAACGATGGCTGGCCAAGTAAGTAAAGACGATAATTCTTACGAGCATTTTAATGCTGGAGTAAATGCGAAGACTCCACCGCTTACTACTATCGATCGTAAAATCTTGGAGTTTGCAGTTCGTTCAAATGCTCATCCTAATTTAAAGACTCAAGGACAGATCCTTCGTAATTTTGGGATGTATCCTCCAGAGTTCTGGAATAGGGCTCAAGCAGTAGCAAATCATCCAGATCTTCCTGCTGAACAACGAGCAAAACTTGACGGGATGTTTCCCGACCCATCACGCCCAGGACCAATGACTGGTGGGTATGATGTACGCCTAGGATTGGAGCAATACCCATGAAGTGTGCAAACTGCGATTCAAATGCGATGTATGTCTATGACATCAGCAAAAAGAAGTCAATTCCATACTGTGAGCCACATCTTCCTCGCTTTTTAGAGCCTCGTAAGATTGCAGGTCTTCTTCGTACAACAGACCAGTATGCTACAGAAGCAGCATCTGCTACAGAAGCACTCGCTCCTAAGGCGAAAACAAAGAAGGCAACGCCAGCAACACCTTCAGAATAATGAAGGTCATTCGCAAGTTCGCGGTACAGGGACATGCTGTACCATCAGGAGCGCACAGCCCTCAAGGACCGTTTCCGTCTGAAGTTCTAGCCCAACCTCGGATGGCATACGAGGACTCACACGCGGACTCTCTACACGTTGCACTAGACGAGACACGCTTCTTCAGATGTCGCGACTGCGGAGAAGTACTTCTAGAGGCTGAACTAACCAATCATGATTGTGAGGAAATAAATGGCTACTAATAACGACGGTCACCTTCTCGATTCAGCGGGAAACGTGGCAGTAGATTTTGTGTGGGGTAACTTCCCACTACAACCAAACGATGTTCGTGCAACAGGTGCTAAGTTAAATTACGCCTTGGATTCACATAACATCGCAGAAGATGGCTGGAATGGCTATCCTGGATACACACCAAACACCACAGGTTCTCAATCTGGCGGAGTTGACTATGTTGTAGTTCCAAACGTTCTTGGTCTTACAACCGCAAATGCAACAGATGCTCTTCTAGACGCTGAACTTGTTGCATCTCCACAGGCTGCATTCACACCAGCGCTTACAGCAATTACACTTACATCTAACGTTGCATCTGTAACTGTAACTGCTCACGGATACAAGGTTGGCGATGTTGTAACAATCGCTGGTCTTACAAACGGTTCAGGTTCAGCATCAAATGACTCTGACCTTAATGGTACACACACCATCACCGTTGTTCCAGATGCTAATAACATCCGTTGGGCACAAACACACGCAGATATCACAACCCACTCTGGTATCACAGGCGTTACTGCTAAGGTCGTTGCTCGTGCGGGCACAATCTACGCACAAGGTACTGCAGCAGGTACATCTGCAGCAGTCGGTGACACCGTAACAATCACACCATACTTCGCATCCTAATCTAATGCCTAGTCGTCGTCCCTCAGGTGGTGGTAGTTCCTCACGCAAAACGCGTGTGGCTACGCCATCATCTGGGGAACTACGCAGCCCCTTAGAGCAGTTAGGCTCTATGTACGGTTTTGGTTCTCGACAAACCGCTGGCATTGCAAAAATGACTGGTGTAGAGAATCCGTTCCAAAGCGCCCCAACAGCCTCTTCTCTTGGCGAGTTTGGTGAGTTTAAAGAAATTATTGGAATGAAAGACATCGTTAAGTACTACGATACAAACGGTGCAACCTATAACAACATGGCAGGACTTCCTGCAGAACTTTCCTACAAGAGACAATGGGAAGATGTTACAGAGGGTGAAGACAACCCCACTATTCCTGGCTCATATGGAGCCCAACTTGATGAGGATGAATCCCCTGCTCCTCTTACAGTTGTCCCAACATCAACTACAGATATTAACCGTCCTCGTACAGTAGCCGCTGGCTATGATGAAGATGAAGAGAAGATCACAGTGATGTTCCGTGATGGAACCCTGTACAACTACTACGAAGTCACCCCATCAGAGTGGACTGCATTTAAGGCTCGCGTATCTAAAGGCCAATTTATCTACAAGTATTTGGACTTTAAGCCTCGTGGGGTAGCAGACCAGAGTTCTATCTCTGCCACGGCTCGTAAGGCCTTCTACAAGTTTGCCCGTGGATCTCAGTTACACTATGGCAAGAAATACGGTACTACCAAAAAAGGTAAGACCTCGGTTAACCAGAGATACATACGGCCCATTAAATAGGAAGCAGAAATGCCAAAGACGCATAAAATCGGACCACGACACTTTGTACAGGTTACCAAGTTCCCTTATGAGTGGAACAACAAAGTCATTACTCGTGGCTGGACTCAAGAGACAGAAGCCCCATACAGGACGGCTAATCCCCTCATAGTAAGACTTCCTAGATACAGAGCGTTAGTATTAGGAAGATGGACTGGACAAACAGACGTAGGTGAAGTTGACAAACTTATCGGACTAAGGATTGTGACAGAAGATGAATTTACGGAAGAAGCGGGATGGACACCGCCCCCAAAGTCGGATCGAGAAAAGAGTCTCGATGATCTCTACGCCAGACTTAGTAGCATGGATGGAACAGTCGATGTTTACGATTGGCAAACATATTTCCAGTTGGCAAAGGACTCAGAGCAAAGATGATCTTGCTGAGGTAAAACTGGGCGCTGAAGTCTTTCACGCCATCGCGCAAGAACTAGAGAGACGCTCCCTGTGACCACCGAGTCATTTGACGATGAGAAGTTTGAGGAGATTACTCCTGAGTTCTTCTTGCAGGAAGATAAGCCTGCAGAAGAAGAGCCTGACGAACAGTTAGACGAACTATCTCAGCAATTTGTAGACAAACTGATCGACAAGATCATGCTCTTTCTTAAAGAACTTGTAGGACACGATCTTCACCCATATCAGAAGCCATTGGCTAGACGGCTTATTGAGTCTGTCCTCATCAATGACGCAGAAGAGATTACAGCCCTAGCCGCTCGTCAGTCAGGCAAGTCAGAGACAGTGGCTGACACTGTTGTGACGCTAATGATCCTTCTTCCTAGACTTGCTAAGTTGTACCCAGATCTTCTTGGCAAATTTAAAGATGGACTATGGGTTGGGCTATTCGCTCCTACAGAGTCACAGGCTGAAACACTCTTTGGTCGATGCGTTACCCGTTTAACCTCTGAGCGTGCTACAGAGATTCTTAATGACGTTGAGATCGACGATAAGGCTGCCCGTGTAGGTGGAGTAACTCGTCAGATCAAGTTGACCAAATCTGGCTCGACTATGACGATGATGACCGCAAACCCACGAGCAAAGATTGAATCTAAGTCGTTCCATCTTATCGTTATCGATGAGTGTCAAGAGGCTGATGACTTCGTAGTATCCAAGTCAATCGCGCCTATGTTGGCGTACTACGCAGGAACCATGGTCAAGACTGGAACACCTACAACCAGTAAGAACAACTTCTATAAGGCTATTCAGTTAAACAAGCGCCGACAGACTGGGCGTAACTCCAGACAGAATCACTTCCAGTGGGACTGGAAAGAGGTTATTAAGTACAACCCCAACTACGAGCGCTCTATCAAGAAAGAGATGCTGCGTATTGGTGAGGACTCGGATGAGTTCCAGATGTCGTACAACTGTAAGTGGCTCCTTGAGCGCGGTATGTTCGTTACCTCAGCCATCATGGATGAACTAGGCGATACCTCTCAAGAGTTAGTGAAGTCCTGGCATAAGACCCCAGTGGTGGTGGGTATCGACCCAGCCCGTAAGACTGACTCAACAGTTGTGACTGTTGTGTGGGTTGACTGGGATCGCCCCGATGAATTTGGATACTTTGAGCATAAGGTACTTAACTGGCTAGAGATCCAGGGAGCGGACTGGGAAGAGCAGTACTTCCAGATCGTCAACTTCTTATCTAACTACGACGTCCTTGTTGCTGGAGTAGACGGCAATGGTGTGGGTGATGCAGTAGCGCAACGTCTTACTCTATTGCTTCCACGTTCTAGAGTCGTGGCTCTCACATCCAGTCAATCAGAGCAATCAAAGCGATGGAAACATCTGCAGGCTCTTATTCAGCGCAAACTCATTACGTGGCCTGCCCATGCAAAAACTCGCAGATTG